TGCTATTTGTTAATGTGATTGGAGTATTCGCAGTATAAACTGTATCTGTATCAGTTCCCCATACTGGAACTCCACCAGAAACTTTTAAGACTTGGTCTGTTGAACCAATAGGTAATTTACTTAATGTTCCTTGTCCCACAGAAGAAGAACAAAATAAATCTTCTTTATATTTATGTAAGAAATATCCTAATTTAATAAAAATAAACCCACATAGGAAAAGCAAATATTTAGAATTAAGATTAAATAATAATGCAAAATGAAAACATTAAAATTAAAATTAATTGAACACGATATAAAAATAGGTAAGAGATGTGATTTTGTTCCACCTACAGTAACAGAAAGTTGCTTATTAGAATACAACGAAAAGATTATTGGGTTTTACTTAACCGACTTACCAGACAAATTAAAGCAATACATTACAATAGCCAATAAAGAGTTCTTAAGTAAGAATGTTCCAAAGTCATTATTAGAAAGGGCAGATGTCTATAAGATGCAACAGAAATATGGAATTTCAAGAGCCGAAGCTAAGGCAAGAAGCACCGTACAGATGTCAACTATATTAGGTGGTGTTCTAGCAAAAGCACACCTTAGAAGACCTTACAACTCGGTTTCAGCAGTTCATACAAACACAAAGGCAAAGACATTTATTAAAGCAATGTTATTAGCTTGTCAAGAGTCTGAAAAACTGATAGAAAAATATATGCCTGAACAATACGCATCACAGAAAAAACTAATAGAAGAAACGACACTACCAAAATACAGGTTTGGAAAGCTATTCACAAGTAGTATATCTAATTATAATATAGCAGCACCATTCCACCAAGATAGAGGAAACTTAAAGAATACAGTAAACGTAATATTAACCAAAAGAAAAGACACAGAAGGGGGTGCTTTATGTGTTCCAGATTTTAATCATACATTTGAACAAGCTGATAATAGTATTTTAGTATATCCTGCTTGGTATAATATTCACGGAGTAACTAAGATAATTCAACATAACGAAAACGCATACAGAAACAGTTTAATCTTTTACCCACTAAAGGGATTTGATAAATAATATGGACAAAAGTAGACACATAAAAAAGGAATCAATGCTAAAGGCATTAGAAAAAAGTTTAGGAATAGTAACAGTAGCTTGTAAGAAAGCTGATATACCTAGAAGCACATTCTATAAATGGATGAGAGAAGATAAGGATTTTGAAGCTGAGGTAAGAGATATTGAAAACATAGCTTTAGACTTCGCAGAAAGTCATTTACATAAACAGATAAGAGATTATAATAGTACAGCAGCTACAATATTTTACCTAAAAACAAAAGGCAAAAATAGAGGGTATGTAGAACGTCAAGAGATAACAGGAGCAGAAGGTATGCCCACTAACTTTCAAATAAAAATAATTGGAAGAGATAGAGATAGAGACTAATATTGTCTATGAGCATTTATTAGATAATAAAAAAAAGATTGTAGTTGAGCAAGGTGGCACAAGGTCAGGCAAAACATACAATATCATTCTTTGGATTATATTTCAATATTGCACAAACAATAATGGAAAGATAGTAACTATCTGTCGAAAAACTTTTCCAAGTTTAAGAGCTACAGTTCTAAGGGATTTTATATCTATATTACAGCAACATAAAGTTTATAGTGAGAAGTTTCATAATAAATCAAACTCTGAATATCACTTGTTTGATAACTTGATTGAGTTTATATCTTTAGACCAACCACAAAAAATTAGAGGAAGGAAAAGGGATTTACTATTCATCAATGAAGCGAATGAATTATATTTTGAAGATTGGCAACAATTAGTATTCAGAACTCAAGACAAGATAATACTGGATTACAATCCATCTGATGAGTATCACTGGATATATGACAAAGTAATACCTAGAGAAGATTGTGCTTTTTTTAAGACTACTTATTTAGATAATCCATTTGTTGAAGATTCTATTATAAAAGAAATAGAAAGGCTGAAAGACACCGATGAGCAATATTGGGAAGTTTATGGATTAGGAGAAAGGTCAGCTAGTAGAAGCACAATATTTAGTTACGTTGAGGTAAATCAAATCCCTGTTGATGCAAACTTAATAGCATACGGAATGGATTTTGGTTACACAAATGACCCAACTACTTTAGTTTCTGTTTATATTGATAATCATAATCTATATATCAAAGAACACCTGTATAGAACGCAAATGACCACTAATGATATAAATACCTTTTTAAAAGAAGAAAAGCTCTTAAACAACCCTATATACGCTGACTCGGCTGAACCTCGGCTCATAGGAGAGTTAAGAAGAATGGGGCATAATATATTCCCTAGTATCAAAGGTAAAGATTCAGTAAACGCAGGTATTGATTTATTAAAGAGATATAAGATACACATACTGTCATCATCAAATAATGCTATTAGTGAATTTAGAAACTATAAGTGGAGGGAAGATAAAACAGGTATGTTGGTTAATATTCCAGAAGACAAGCATAATCATATTATTGACCCCTGTCGTTATGCGACTTACTCTATTTTAAGCAGACCCAACTTCGGTAGATATACACTTCATTAAATAAAGTTATTAAATTATTTGTTTATAACGTAAATTAGTTTTATATTTATATCATATTACTAATTAAGGTAATATTTAAAATCCAATAAAATGAGACATTTAGAAAAGTACAAACAAAATTTATCAATCAGAGGAAACCAAGTGTGGAGTTATAATACTCACGTTGCTACAATCGAATCAAACGATTTAATCCAATTAGGATATTGGTCACAAACTACACAGAAGCATATCAACTATGTTGCTGATGAGTTAGATTTAATTTTAATTAGGGAATAATGAAAGAACTAAGCAAAGCTGCAAAATTAGGAAAGAGCTTTAAAAAGCTAGAAAAAGTAATGCTAATAATTATACCGAGTTATTTTATTGGCAGAATATTAATGACTGTAATATTTGATATATGATACAAATAAAAATATCAGAAAAAAATTCGGATTATTTATATTGGCTTTTAAAACAAGAAGCATATAATCAAAAAGAAGACAAAAAAGAAATATTAAAATTAGCAAACAAATTTAAATTATGAATTACGATGATTGGTTAGTAAAACAAGAACACGACTTTAGAGGTTGGAATGACTCAGACTATACTTGCGACCATTGTGAAAAACCAATTCACAAAAAAGGTTATTGTAGTAATAATTGTTTTGAAGCAGATATGATGTAAGTTTCTTGGGTAATCTTACATTTGAAAGGGAGGGCAGAAATGCTCTCCTTTTTTTTTATTACTTTTATGACTATAAAAAACAATTTTAAATACGTTATATATATATGAATACCAAAATACAAATACCGAGTTCTTTAAGCGAAATTACATTAAAACAATATAAAAAGTTTTTAAAGGTACAAAAGAATGTGAAAGAAGAAAAGTTCTTAAATGCAAAAATGATAGAGATATTTTGCAATATAGCACTTGACAAAGTGATGCTATTAAAACTTAAAGACTCACAGGAAATTATCAGCATACTATCAAATATGTTTAATGAAAAACCAAACCTCGTAACAAGGTTTAAACTTAATAAAGTGGATTATGGATTTCACCCTCAACTAGATGAATTGACATTAGGGGAATATATTGACTTAGATACTTTTATTGGAGATTGGGAAAATATGGAAAAAGCTATGAACGTTCTTTATAGACCAGTAACTATCAAACTTAAAGATAAATATAATATAGATGATTATAAGTTAGGAACTGAATCAGCTTTACTAGATATGCCTATGGATGCTGTAATGTCCTCTATTTTTTTTTTGTGGAGTTTAGGTCTAGACTTATCGAAAATTATGACGAACTCTTTGGAAAAGGAGGAGACAGAAATCTTGACGCAGTATCTCAGTTCTCAAGAAAGTGGGGTTGGTATCAATCAATTTATGGACTCGCTCAAGGGGACATTAGAAGGTTTGAAAATATCACTAAATTAAAAATGCACGAATGTTTTATGATGCTATCATTTATGAAAGAAAAAACAGAACTAGAAGCAAAAGAAATTAAAAAGAAATTTAAATGAGTCAACAAGGAATAAGGGGTTTTTATCAATTAACGGAAACTATCAAAACAGAATTATTGCAAGATGTTAATATCAACACAGTAACCACAGGAGATATTACAGATGTTAATTTAAACAAACAAGATATATTTCCATTAGGACACATTATCATAAATAATGTTATAGACCAAGAAAATGTATTAAGTTTTAATATTAGCGTATTAGCTTGTGATATCGTAAACCAATCTAAAGAACTAACTATTGATAGATTTACAGGCAACAATGATGTTCAGGACATCTTAAACACACAATTAGCAGTTTTAAATAGACTTATACAAAGACTAAGGAAAGGCTCTCTATACACAGATATGTATCAATTAGAGGGTAACCCATCTTTACAACCATTTTACGATAGGTTTGAAAATCAATTAGCAGGTTGGACTGCAACTATGGACATATTAATATACAACGATATATACATTTGCTAATGGATAATAAATATCTTAAAGAAGTTTTAAATGCATACGGTAAATCTGTTGTTGAAGAAGCTAAAGAAAACCTAACAAAAGAAAAAAAGGGAAATGGAGCTTTGTTTAATTCTATAAAATACATATTAGAAACTGAAGAAAATTTGTTTTTACTAGACTTTTTAATGGAAGATTATGGCCCTTATGTTGATGAAGGTGTTCAAGGTGCAGACCCAAGTTTAGTCAGTAGTAATATTACAGGAAGGGTAGGAATACAAAAAGCCCCATACAGTAGATTTAAATATACATCTAAAAAACCACCATTAGAAATGTTGGTTAATTGGGCAAAAAGCAAAAATGTAAGATTCAGGGTTAAGAAAGGTCAAAAGGGTGGTGGTCAATTTAAGAAAGGAACTTATCAGCAAATGGGTTTTTGGTTACAAAAAAGCATATACGCACAAGGATTAAAACCAACTAAATTTTTTACTAGACCATTTGAAAAACAACTGAAAGGATTAGGAGATAAATTGTTTGATGCTTTCGCTTTAGATATAGAAAAAGCAATAATACTAGGACAAAAAAAATAAGAAATGGCAAATATAGCATTAAGAAATCCACAATATAAAAACATAGTAGCAGCAGCATCAGGGGGTGCAACACCACTATCAGTTAGTTGTAAAATTACAATTGATGGAACTTTAAGATATACACTAATAAAAAACAATCCAGTTTTGAACAGTAATGTTCAATTTGATATATCTGAACTTGTTAGAGATTATTTAAACATAACTTATCAATCAGCTTATGCAATACAAACAGTTGCGATAACAACCGTAGTAAGTACACATTCATTAGCAAATGGAACAGGAAGTGTTTTCAATACTGCTTCTACATCTGATGTAGGGTTTGAAGCTTACGGAACATTTGATGAAGGTGCAAATCCAAGTGTACCATTTATATCAGTTCCAAGTGCAGAGTTTTTAATTGCACCTAATTTTTCAGGAAACGCAAATGGAACAACACCAGCTAAATGGCAAATATATTATCCAACTGGTCAAGCAGGCTATGTTCATTATATTTCACAAACAGGAGTTACAGCAGTATATAATTTTAATGGAAGTGCAACATCTCAAGCAGGTCAAGGAAGTTTAATTTGTGTTATAAAAAGAATAGATTGTACTAAATATGGAATTGGTACAAAAATTATATTCATAAATAAATATGGAGTCCAACAGGATTTATGGTTCTTTTTAAAAGAAACTAAACAAGTCACTAGAACAAATGAAAACTACAAAGCTAATACAATAGTTTACCCAGCTTCAGGTAAAGCAACTTATGATATTAAAAACGCACCAAATAAGTTGTTTAATACACAAGGAAAACAAACTGTATCATTATCTTCAGGGTATTATCCAGAACAAGCAAATGAAATGTTCCAACAATTATTAATGTCTGAATACGTTTGGCTTGAAAGACCTAAAAACTCAAACCCAAGCACTAATGAAATAGTTCCTGTAATTGTTAAAAATTCTAGTATAGATTTCAAAACATCTGTAAACGATAGGTTGATTGAATATAAAATGGAATTTGAAAATGCGTTTGATTATATAAATAACATAAGATAACATACATTTAACATAGATGCAAAAACTACAACTATATATAGAAAATGAAAGAGTAGATTTATTTAAAGATGAAACAGTATCTCTTACTCAAACAATTCAAAATGTAAAAGATATTGCTAAAATATTTACTGAATTTACTAAAACATTTTCTTTACCTGCATCAACTGTAAACAATAAAATATTTCAACACTATTATAATTTTGATATCCTAAATGGTTTCGATGCAAGGAACAAAGTCGCTGCATCTTTAGAGTTAAATACAATACCGTATAAAACAGGCTTTGTAGCTTTACAGGGAGTTGACCTTAAAAACAATTCACCACATACTTATAGAATTACTTTTTATGGTAATACAGTAAATTTAAAAGATATACTAGGAGACCAACAGTTAAGTGGATTAGCGACACTCGCCCAACTTGATACTGTTTATAATTATAATAATATTAAAAGTGGTTTACAATTAAACCCTGCAACTTCTACTGTGAACTTAATTGTTCCTTTAATTACCCATACTAATAGAATGACTTATACAGGTCTAACAAGTAATGGAGAAAATGGAAATGTATTTTGGAATGGGTTTGCTACTACTCCAAATGGTATTCAATGGAATCAATTTAAATTTGCTATCAGATTACAATATATTATAGATGCAATAGAATCACAATTTGATGACATAAATTTTAGCACTTCTTTTTTTAATAATTCTTCTAACTCTGCATTTAACAATCTTTTTATGTGGCTACATAGAAAAAAAGGTAGTGTTGATGCAGCAGGTCAAATATCAACGCCTTGGACAGAATTAAATGATTTGGTCTTTCAAGGTTCTGGAAACCCTTCAGGTTCAGGTACTATAAATGGGTATTTGTTATTGGATAATAATACAAACTATTCTAATACACAACTAACAATAACACCAACCACAAGTAATGTACCGTATGATATCAGAATTATGAGAAATGGAGAAGTATATGAACAAAGACTAGGGGTTACAACAGCAGTTGTTTTCTTTGCAACTGGCTCAACTTTATCTCCAGGACCATTACAAGGTGGTACTTATGCAATACAAGTAAGATGCACATCTACAATTTCTTTCAATGCAAATGGTTTTCATTGGGTTATTAATAATTTACAGCCAGGCCAACAATTTCAAGATGAATATAAAAATGCAAGTGCTTTTTCATCTAATAGTGACCAACAATTTATTATTGCACAACAAATTCCTGCGATGACAATCTTAGAGTTTTTGACTAATATATTTAAAATGTTTAATTTGACTGCTTATGTAGAAAGTGATGGTACAATTGAAGTGAGAACTTTAGATAGTTATTATAGTGCAGCTTCTACAACTCCAACAAATATTGATAGTTATTTAGATGTTTCAAAGTCATCGATAAATATAGCTTTACCTTTTAAACAAATACAATTTTCTTATAAAGGACTTGGAACTTTTTTAGCTAAACAATATGAGCAATTAAATAACTCAGGTTGGGGTTCTTTAAATTATAGTACATCAGGAGGTGAATTTTCAACTCCATCAGAAGTTTATAAAGTAGAAATTGGATTTGAACATTTATTATATGAAAGGCTTATCGACCAAAGACCAGCAGCAAATTTAGCACCAACATCTATTCAATACGGTTATTTTGTAGATTCAAATCAAGAATCTTATTACGGTTTGCCTTTAATATTTTATGCTATAAAACAAACAAGTGCTACCAATATAGCTTTTAGAAAATATGATAGTACAAATAACACAGAAACAGTAGGATTAAATAATTACATAATTCCCTCAAATTCTAAAACATTATCTGCTTCATCAAGTACAACAAATATTAATTTTAGAGATGAAGTAAATGAATATACAGGTGGCTCAGGTTTTACAGGAACATTATTTCAAAATCAATATTCTAACTATATCATTGATGTTTTTAATAGACAAAGAAGATTAACAAAAGTTACTGCATATTTACCTTTGAAAATATTTTTTGACTTAGAATTAAATCAAATAATACAAATAGGTCAAGATAATTATAGGATTAACTCCTTGACTACAAACTTAACAAATGGTAAGAGTGAGTTTGAGTTATTAAATACAGTAATATCAGAAATAAATTAAAAATATGATAAAGAATATATTAGACTTGCTACAATTTGCAAAAGGAGAAACAGAGAATATTAAAATAGCACAAGGTAAAAACGCTTTACCTAAAGACTTAAAGTCAGGTTTTAAACTTATTAAAAGAACATTAAAATGGTTGTAAAAGATTATACCTTAAAGCTATCTACAGAAGAAGCACAAAAAAATGTTGAAGACTTAAATAAAAATTTAAAGATTCAAGAAGATTTACTATTTGATATAGAAAAAGAAATACGAGGTTATGAAAAACAATTAAAGAAAACATCAAAAACAGACCTAGCTGCTAGAAAAGCAATAAATGATAAAATAGCTAAAACAAAAGAGAGATTAAATGACGAAAGGTTTGGATTAAAAGAGCTTAATAAAGAGCGTAAAAAAGCCAACGAAGAGCTAGAAGAATCTATTGAAAACTCTGCTGAATATAGTGGTGTCTTAGGAATGTTAGACTCTAAAACTGGTGGTCTTATTTCAGGAATTAGTGGAATGACAAAATCAGTTGGTAGTGCTACTAAAGGTTTTAACCTTATGAAGATTGCTATCATTGGAACAGGTATTGGTGCTTTATTAATTGCCTTAACGTCATTAAGCGCAGCTTTCACATCCACAGAAGAAGGTCAGAATAAGTTTAATAAAAT